ACAAGGACACAGGGAAGAACACGGACTACGAGAAGCTAGCACAGGAACGCAAACTAGCAGGACCAGACAAGAGCAAGATGTATCCCACGCCCAAGCGCTCGATAGGAATGTCGATGTCAATGGACACAGTGGTCAATGCGATGGACAACAACAACAGGGGCTACAAGGGGAACTTGGAGGAGCGAGTAGCAATCGAGCAGAAGATGTGGCCAACACCGAACGCCTCGGACAACAGGGACAGGGGGAACATGAGCGACCCAGCAATACAACGAAGACTAGCGAAGGGCAAGCAAGTGGGACTGACGATGGCAGTCAAGGACAAACCGGGCAAGGGCACATTGAACCCGGAGTGGGTGGAATGGTTGATGGGGTATCCGCAAGGCTGGACGGACATTACGGATTCGAGCGAGAGCCCAACATCCCAAGAGTAGCAACAGGCATCCCTGAACGCGTCAATCGACTCAAAGCATTGGGTAATTCTATTGTGCCTCAAGTCATATACAACATTGGCCTTGCTATCTTGGAAGAGGAGGAGAGAACAAATGTTGCTAAATAAATCATGGGATGCATGTATATTCATATGTATGTATGAATGCATGATCGATGTGTGTAAACGGTTGTGCAATGGCAAAAGGGCAAATTGCACATGCCCCTTGGGAGGGTGCACTCTTATGCGATTTAGGGGTCTGTGCGGTTGTGCAATTGCACATGCCTGCACATACGCACATGCGCCTCTGAAAGGTGCATGGATACTGGTACGTGCAGCTGTGCGCATGTGCATCTCTATAGAGAACTATAGAAAGGTGTATACACACACCTTATCTGTAGAGGAGATAGGTTCTCTAGAGCTACAAAGAATAAACAAATTTTAAACAGTAATGTAAGGTAAAATATTTGCATGAGTGAAGTTGAAAAAAAGAAACTAACGAAACGACAAGAGGCCTTCGTGGATCTCATGGTGTATCAGGATTATAAGCAGACGAAGTGTGCTCACTTGGCAGGCTATGAGAATCCAGGTGTGGCAGCAACGAGGTTGTTGAATCATAAAGAGTATACGCATGTGCAAGAGAAGATTAAATCTTTGAAAGCGATTCAGCGCAGGAAGAATGAGATTACCTTTGAGGGCATAGCAAGTAAGCTTGCAGACATTCGTGATGTGGCATTGGCGGATGGCTCATATGGCCCGGCAGTGACAGCAGAGATTGCCAGAGCAAAACTTGCCGGGCTTATGATTGATAAGAAGGAGTTGAAGATACATAAGATTGATAGCATGAGCCGGGATCAGTTAGAGCTTAGGTTGAAGGAGTTGGTACAAGAGCATCAGATTGTCTTGGGACAAGCTGAGGTGGTAGAAGAGGTAGAGGAGGAGGATGTTATTCTAGATCAGAAAAGTCTAGAGGATCATCTTGGCCAGGAGATTGTTGAGGAGGCTTTGGTTGATGATGAGGAAGATCTTTCAGAGGACGCAGATTCCCATCCTCTAGAAGACGATTCACTTGAAGCGTAGCTTCATCTAATTTGCGTTTGCAATATTGTTGAACCTTCATGCCTTGTTCGAAATCTGCGACTGCTGTCTCAAGATCTACATCAGATGACTCAAGTTTTTTAACGATGCGTTCTAACTCAGCTAGACCTTTTTCAAAACTCATGACTTGGCCTTACTTGGTTGAATTCCATATGATAACTAGGCCAATCAACACAAACACTGAGCAAGCCAGTGCTGTGTATAAGATTGGTGTTGCCGGGGCATTCGATAATTCAATGAGGCCTACCTCTGCTAAGTTCATTAAGCTGTCCTCCATATGCGATACTTAGTTGCGGTTTCTTTTTTGAATGTGAACTTGCGATCTCTAAAGGTTGGCGTGTAAAAGTTTGGCCTGTATTTATAGATTTCTTTTTTGGTTAGATTGCCTATGCTATCGCCTATCTCTAATTGATCCAATGCCTCACAAAAGGGTGAGTTGAATGTGCGAACTGGTACGTTCTTTTCTATTTTAAAATCCATGGTTTTTCTCCTAATGTTTATGTGGATTAATTTTGCTACTGATATCAACAACCTTTTCTTCTTGAATAAAGTCAATGTCTAATTCAGTTGCGCTTTCAGGTAAGACTGCATTGAGTGGAACAATATCTGCTATGACAATTTGATCATAGTAATACTGCGCTCTAAAATTATCTGCGTCTTCTTTTGTTGGGAAAGGACCGAAGCCAGTTGTTTGTTGAATGTTGGTGTATGGATCTCCACACTTGATAACCAACACCCATTCACATTCTGGCATTCTATCTTCTTTGGGGGGCAGCTCACTCATTGGCTTCTCTCTCTCCTAGTTTTCTAATTATTTGTTCCGCAGTATTATTTTCATCACCGAGCATCATGTCTACAAGTTCATTGGTTTCATGAGGACTTGGGATTATTTCAGTTTTGCGATCTGATTTGAGATACTCAATGGTCTTGCTATCGTCATTGTAAATGGTTGTATGTTCTACATCTTTTCCATTATCAATTGCCTGGCCTAGCATAAACTTAACGCCCTTGCGCCAGACATTTAATCTATTCCTTCTGCGTACTTGCTCTACTTTTTCTGTGTGCTGTGTCATATTTTCTCCTATTTCCACATTTTTTTATAACAATCTTTTGCGATCTCAGATTCTCCGAGGTGATGCGCATGGATTGAGTCAATCATTTCCGGGATTGATATCTCACTGTTAACAATAGATGTAAGTAAGCCTACCTCTGACTCTCCATCAAATTTATCTAGCCAATCTTTGACTAATTCATTATTAATAATATTCATATTGTTTTTCTCCTAATGTTGTTTATATGAAATGTTTTTTATGTTGGGATTCCAACACGCCCTACAATCTAAACAAGCGCCATCTTGTTTCGGTGCGATGCACTCAAAACCAATTGGCTTGCTGCTAGAATGAACTGTTGAAGTATGGCTTGCATTTTTGGGTGGCTTGCCATCTATGTTTGTTGCGCTAATGCGTATGATTAAATTCTTTGGAATGGTGTTGCCCTGATTTACAAAATCATTAACAATCTTGTGTTCCCTTGTTGGGATCCAATGAGTTATTGATGGTGTTTTAATTGCAACATCACAAATATTTTTTAAGTGTTGATCGCTTTGAATGTCTCCCGCATCATGCCATCTAAAGTATGGATTGTTTTCTCTCTCAATCATAGAAACCATTGCATCAACCCATGTTGGATTAAATAATTGGCCTAGTCTTTTGTACTGGGCTTTTTTTACTGAAGGGAATCTTGTGTAATTTCCTTTCATGGCATAACAACCATGGCATACAGTGCCTGGAATCTTGGCAAGCTTGGATCCAGTTTTGCATTCCCATGCGGGCAAGTTAAAACTTTTGCATGGCATTTTAGTTGTGGCGGATAGATCTCCGCCAATGATTTCTTTTGCTTGTATTTTATTCATGCGGCAAATACCTCTTCACAAAATTCAAGCATGGCTTCAGTTGATAATAATTCGATCATGTCATCTAGATCGCCAGATTTAAATTCATGAGTTTTAAAATCAAGATGTAGCCAAGACTCCATGTCAAAAACAAAAATCAATTCAACGTGATCATGTTCAAAGTAATGGCGGCTATACCCATCCATTTCTTTAAGAGTTATTTTTCTCAAGTTTTCTTTATTATTATTATTCATATTAACGTTCTCCTTTTAATAAACATTATACACCCTTTAAACATACATTCAATAACAAATTACTACATCGATTGATAAAGAGCGATAAAAAAAACTTTAGAAAACGTATCATTATTTGCATTTACCCCCTCTTACAGAGGCCACCCCCACATTTTTGCGTCCTTTTGCGTCCTAATGCGGCCTTTTGCGTGCGCTTGCGTGCCAGTGCGTAATAGCTCCCGGATCCCGGGCCAAAAAAAACCCGGACTAAGCCGGGCTTCCTGGCCTGCCGCTAGTTAAAAACTAGCGTACAGTTCCTCGGCTTCGCCGAAGAGGTTGAGCAGCTCGCCCACTGTCATGGTTGACAGCTTCTTGGCGTGCTCAAGATCGCAATACGCTAGCGCGTGATGCAGATCCGAAACCGCGCGGCCAAGTTTAGGGGCCCTAGTATCAGGCATCCTTAACTTGTCCACCAAATAGGTGTTGAAGATGTAATGATCTCCAATGTCATAGCAATCAATGTTGCCATGGCCCAAGGTAGAAACCTTGCGTTTGGGTGGGAAGCTTCTATCAAGCTTAAAGTTTAGATCTATCATATATCCTCCTATGGTTTTGATAGTTAAAAAAAGGGACTTCACAGATTCGGCCTTATGAATTTAGATCCGCCATTCAGGATCTTGCCCCATGTAGGTTGGTGCATGGTGGTTTAGTACTCATTTACTTTTATCCTTAACCTTTTCAAGCCAACCGAATTGATACAGAAAGGTTTTTACAAAGGCTCACTTTCCAACCTACCATATTATTATACATGAATTATACACAGGATCCAATCACTAATTACACACGGAATATAAAAAGAAAGGGAAGCCTTGCGGCTCCCCTTGTATTTGTTTTTTTGGAGAAAAACTAATCTATGAAAATAGACATGTGCGAACATTAACATCTGCGTCCCGGAATGTAAATAGGTGGGGGACTTGCACCCCCTGGAGGAACTATTGCGTGCGGCCTTGTTCATTCGGATCCGGGCGATCAATTGCGC